CAGGTCAAGGCGATCTTGTGGCGGGAGATCACCAAGGCGCACAAGGCCGGCGACCTGCCCGGGCGGGTCACGCTCGACGCGCAGTGGAAGGTGGACGACGAGCTTGTCGCCTTCGGTCGCAAGCCCGCCGACCACGACGACCACGGGTTCCAGGGCATCCACGCCCGCTACCTGCTCGTCGTGATGGACGAGGCATGCGGCATCCCGCGCACCCTGTGGACCGGTGCCAGCACGCTCGGCACCAACGCCGATGCCCGCATGCTCGCCATCGGCAACCCCGACGACCCAACCAGCGAGTTCGCCGCCATGTGCGAGGGCGCCCCCGAGGATGGCACGTCGGGCATGTCGTCGCAGGGCTGGTGGGTCATCACGATCAGCATCTACGACACGCCGAACTTCACCGGCGAGGACGTGCCCGACGACCTGCGCCACCGCCTGCCGTCGGCCGAGTGGCTCGAGAACCACCGCCGCCGCGTCGGCGAGGGCTCCCCGTTGTGGGTGTCCAAGGCGCTCGGCCAGTTCCCGAAGGACGCGAGCACCGGGGTGGTCCCGTGGTCGTGGCTCAAGGCGTGCACCACCGCCGAGACCCGGGCCAAGCTCGGCGCGCTACAGGTGCCCGTCGTGTTGGGCGTGGACGTGGCCGGCTCCGACCAGGGCGACGAGACGGTCGTCTACGAGCGCAGGGGCCCCCACGTGGGCCGGCGGTGGTCGGTGCAGTCCGCCGACCCCGAGGTCGTGCTCGCGCTCGTCGAGGACGCCGTGCGCATCTCTGGCGCCACCCGGGTGAAGTACGACGCGATCGGCGTCGGCTGGGGACTGGGGGCGGGCCTGCGGCGCACGTTCCCCGACGTCGACTTCGTGCCCGTGGTGGTGAGCGAGGCCGCACCGGGCGAGGACTCGGCGCGGTTCGTGAACCTGCGGTCGTGGATCTGGTGGAAGGTCGGCCGCGAGTTGAGCCAGGACCGGGCGTGGAACCTCGCCGGGCTCGAGGGTGGCGACGGTGTGGACGATCAGACGCTCGCCGAGTTGTCGGCGCCGCGGTACCGGGAGGTGAACGGGCGCGTGCAGGTCGAGTCGAAGGACGACATTCGCAAGCGCCTGGGCCGCTCGACCGACAACGCCGACGCCCTGCTCCTCGCCTACTACGAGCCCGAGGCCGAGTCGACGGAGGCCACGGCCGTGCCTCACGGTGGCCGAGCCCATGCCGCCCGCCGGGGTCGCTAGCCCCTGCATCCCCCCCCACGTGCCGCCACCCCGGACCCTTGCATGGTGACTGCCTCGCCGCCGATCATCGTCGACCAGTACGCGCCGCTGGCGCACAAGGAGATCATCGGCGTCTACGGCGACGCCACGCTCACAGCGACCTACACGCCGTCATGGGTGCGGCCCGCCGACCGCCGGCGCCTCGCCGCCTACCTCGTGCGTGCCGCCTACCTCGGCAACGTCGCCCGCCTCCTGCTCCCCTCCGCCGAGGACGCCGACACCTATCGAGAGTACGGCGACGCCGCCACCCTGGTGCGCCGCCTCGTCGCGTCGGTGCTCGGCGAAGGCTGGGCGCTCACCGTCGACGGCGCCGACGACGACCTGCTCGCCGGGCCCACCCTGCCCGAACGACCCGAGGACCCCGGCACCGACGACGCCATCGCCCTGCGCATCTACGCCGGGCGCCTCGCCGCGTGGGAACGTGACGCCGTCGCCGTCATCGACGAGTGGGAGGCGGCGCTCGAAGCCCAGCCCCGGGCCCGCGAGCTCCAGGCGGCGCTACGTGAGTGGGCCGACCGCGTGCACCTCGCTGCGCACCTGCACGAAGCCGAGACAGACGCCGTGGGCCTCGCCGACGCCGTCATCGTCCTGTGGCCCCAGGCGGGCGACTGGCCTGCCGTGTCCGTGTTCGAGCCCGACAGCTACTTCCCGGTGCTCGACGACGACGCCCGCGGCGAGTTCCCCACCGAGGTCCACGCCGTGTGGGAGTACGTCGACACCATCGACGGCACCGCCCGTACCCTGATCCGGCGCATGACGTGGCGCCTCGTGCCCGTCGGCGCCGACCGCGTCGTCGACGGCGAGGTCGGCCCCGAGTGGGTCGACGGCGGGCCCGCCCTCACCGACGACGAGACGATGACCGACGGGGCCATCACCCGCGTGATGCCGTGGCACGGCGAAGGCGACGCCCCCACCGACGTGACGTGCCTGTTCTCCGACGGCGTGTGGGACAAGGCCCGCGTCGAGAAGGGCGACCCCGACGCCCTGGACTTCGGCGAGGCCATGTGGTGGAACACGCCGACCACGGACCTGCGCTGCGATTTCATCCCTGTGATCCACGTCCCGAACACCCCGGCGGGCAAGACCCACTTCGGGACCTCGGCGATCGACAACGTCGCCCAGGTGCTCGACGACCTGGCGTTCTCCGACGTCGACGTGATGTCGGCCGCCTCCTACCTCGGCGACCCGACCGTCGTGGTGAGCGGTGCCAGCGTGCCGGCCGACTCCCAGGTGATGCCTGGGCGCATGATCGGCGTCGGCGCCAACGGGCGCATGGACGTGCTCGACCTGTCCGCCGGGTTGACCACGCTCATGGTGCACGGCGACCGCCTCGCCGATCGCCTGTGGCAGTCCGCGGGCGTCCCCGGCGAGGTCGTCGGGCGTGCCAACGCCGAGGCCGAGTCGGGCGTGCACCTGGCGCTCAAGTTGGCCCCGTACGCGCAACTGATCGCCACCATGCGCCTGCCCCGCGAGCCCAAGTACCGCCTGCTCTGCCGCTTCGCCGTGAAGCTCGCCATGATCGCCGGCGCCGTCGAGCGGGGGCCGATCGGCGAGCCCCGCCTCGTGTTCGGCACGGCGCTCCCCGGCGACAAGGCCGGTGCGGTCGACGTGGTGACCGCGGCGCTCGGCGCCGGCGCCATCTCGACGCTCACGGCGGTGCAACTGCTGATCGCGGCGGGGTTCCCGATCGTGGACGCCGCCGAGGAGGTGGCGAGGATCCACGCCGAGGACGGTGCGACCGCCAAGGACATCGCCGATGCGACGGGCGCCGAGAGCTTGGCTGCCGAGTGGTTGGGGGTCACGCTGCCCGAGGTGGCCGCCACGCCGCCGACCATCGAACTAGCCCCGTAGCGCCGACTGCATCCCTGGGCGGGCGCGGGGGTCGGGGACGGTCGGGGTCCCGAACAACCCCGAAGGGAGGCCCGCCGTGGCCGTCCGCGTGCACATCAGCCCCGACGACATCCAGCGCATGTGGCGCACAGACCCCGACAAGGCGCGGGCGATGCGTGAGTGGATCGACGCCGCCGGGTGGGACGCCACCACCGTGCGGTCGTTGACGATCAGCCCCGGCGGCGTCCTCGTGGAGCACATCTGCACGACGTGCGAGCACGCCAATGGCCAGCGCCACGGCGACCCCGAGCGCCCGAACATGGTGCACACCTACAAGGTGGTGCGCATGATGCCCGCCACGCCGCCGCCGTGGCTGCCCGACGCCGTGCTCACCCCGGCATGAACCCGGGCGCCGTGATCGTCGGCGTCGGCCGCTCCGGCACCGGCTACATAGCCGCACTCCTCCAGGCCGTCGGCATCGACTGCGGCCACGAGGAGCACTGGACCCCCGACCCCGAACGCCGCCGCCCCGTGCCCGTCGACGCCTCCTGGCTCGCCGTCGGCCGCGACGACCTGCCGCCGCTCGTGCTCGCCCAACACCGCGACCCGCTCGCCATCGTGTCGAGCCTCGTCGCCACCCCCGAGCACGGCGCATGGGCCACCGAACGTGAACGCCTCGCCGGGCCCCCGACAGGCGACCCCGTCGCCGACGCCCTGCGCATCGTCGCCACCTGGGGCGAAGCGATCGCCACCCACCGGCCCCACGTGTCGTGGCGCGTCGAGGACATCGACCCGGCCACCGTCGTGGGCATCGCCGCCGCCCTCGGCCACGACATCGCCCACGCCACCGCCGCGCAGGCGTGGTGCCGGGTGGGGACCCGCACCAACGACCACGGCACCACCCGCACGCTACGGGTGCGCGACCTGCCCGACACGCCCGACCGGCACCGGGTGCTCATGCTGCGCGAGACCTGGGGGTACTGGCCGTGATCCCCCGCACCCTCCACCGCGTGTGGGTCGGCGGCCCCATCCCCGACGACTACGCCGCCGCCGGCGACGAATGGGCGCGCCTCAACCCGACATGGACCGTCAAGCTCTGGGACGACGCCGCCATCGCCCGGTTCGGGCTGCGCAACCGCCACGTCTACGACGCCGCCGAGCGCATCGCCACCGGGTCGGACGTGTGGCGCCTGCGCTCCGACATCGCCCGCGCCGAGATCCTGGCCCGCCACGGCGGCATCTACGCCGACTGCGACTTCGAGCCCGTCAAGGCCATCCCCGACGCCCTGCTCGCCGGGGTCAACTGCTTCGCCGTCGAGGAGAAGCCCGGCCTCATGGCCAACGGGTTCATCGGGTGCACCCAGAACCACCCGGCCATGGGCGTGTACGTGGACGCCATCGGCGCCACCACGGTAACCGGCGGCGACCAGCGCCGCGTGTGGGAGCTCACCGGCCCGGGGCTACTCACCGCCATGTGGCGCGCCCGTGACGACGTCGACCTCCTGCCCACCCGCCTGTTCTACCCGTACCACCACCACGACCTGGGCCGCAACCTGCACATCGGCGCCGACGTCATCGCCCACCACACGTGGGGCTCCGCCCGTCGTCGGGTCACGGTCATCGTGCCGTGGTCCGACATCGGCTGCGAGCACCGCAACGCCGCCAAGGCACACGTCCTCGACGGGCTGCGCGGCGCCCATCCCGACTGGCAGATCCTCGAGGCGACGAGCACGAACCCCGACGGGTGGGCCAAGGGTGAGGCGATCCGCGACGGCATCGCCCGCGCCGCCGGGGACGTGCTCGCCGTGCTCGACGCCGACCTCGTCATCCCCGGGCTGGCCGAGACGATCGAATGGGTGCAGCGTGGCCGCACCCGTTGGGCGGTGCCATTCTCCACGCTGCACCGCCTCGACGCCCACGCCACCGCCGAGGTGCTCGCCGGCACGGCGCCGGCGCCCGACATGGGCCACGATGAGAAGCCCTACGAGGGCGTCATCGGCGGCGGGTGCCTCGTCGTGGACCGTGCGCTCGCCGAGGCCTGCCCGCCCGACCCGCGCTTCGTCGGCTGGGGCGGCGAGGACGTCGCGTGGGGGCACGCCCTGTTCACGCTGGGCGGGGCCGTGACCCGCCACGACGGGCCGGTGTACCACCTGTGGCACCCGCCTCAGGAGCGGATCAGCCGCGACGTCGGCAACCTGCGCAACCACGCCCTGTACGAGCGGTACCGGGACGCGACGGGCGACCGTCCGGCCATGCGGGCGCTGATCCGTGAGGCGAACGAGGGCACCCCGTGGGAGACGCCGGCGGTGCGCGAGTCGCCTACCGGCTGGTGGCGCAACGCCGACACGGGCGAGGTCACCCACGCCATCGGCCGCCGTGCTGCCCGACTGGCCGACGAGTGGGAGCCCTGCCCCGACCCTCGGGGGTGACGGCTACTCGGGCACCTCGATCGCCACACGCGCCAGTCGGCGGTACTCGGCGCGAGCCGTGGCCGACAGGTCTTCCCATGTTGGGCTCGTGCCTCCGACCGTGCGGTTCCAGTAGCACCGGTCCGACTCGGCCATCACCTGCGCCACCTTCTCGACATAGCGGGCGCTCGCCTTCATGCGGCACCCCGGTCCAGGTCGGCGGCCCGGTCGAGGATGTCGCCGAGGGCAGCCTCGACCTTCTGGGTGGCGGCCAGCTTGTCCATGGCCCGGCGCAGGCGGGCGACCGTCACGGCGTTGGGGGTGCCGACCCGCAGTGCGTTGCGGGCGTTCGCCACCTCGACCTCGAGGTCGGCGCAGCGGTTGTGCACCGCCAAGAACTCGACCATGGCCTCGTCGAGAAGCTGGCGGGTGGCGGGGGTGGTGGTGGAGGTCATGCAGTTATCTAACCACGATCCCGATACCCTGTCAACCACGAAAGCGAAAGAATCTGACGGCGCGCCACGCCGCCCGCCTACACGCCGTGTGGGAGCCCTGCGCCGACCCCCGGGGGTGACACGCGAAAGCGCCCCGGCGGGTGGGCGGGGCGCTGGGGTGGGTGGGGTGGCTCACCACAGGTTTGGGCGGATCGCGTCCTCGTCCATCTCGGCGATCTTGCGCAGGGTGTTGAGGGCGGCGTCCCGCTGGCGGAGTTCGCTGGCGGGGGCTGAGGCCATCGCCGCCTCCCAGTAGCGGATCTCGTCATCGAGGGTGTAGATGGCGGCGGGGGCGGTGGTGGTGGAGGTCATGCAGTTATCTAACCACGATCCCGACAAGGTGTCAACCACGAAAGTGAAAGAATCTGACGGCGTGCATCCCGTGGCGATCACGTCACCCGCGGTGACGTTGCTCATGCGCACGGCCGTGAAGGTGATCGTCAACCGCATCGCCGACGTGGCCGCGGCCTTCGTCATCGCCCACGTGTGGCGTAGCCCCTGGCCCCGACAGGAAGACCACCGCCCGTGAAGCTCTCCGAGGTGCCCCCGCCCCCGCAGCGGGCCGCCGGCTACGAGTGCGCCTTCGCCGGGCTCGTGCCCGTCCTCGACGACGACGACCGGGCCACGCTCGCCGGATGGCTCGCCAACCCCGACGCCACCGACACGTGGGTCGCCGAACGGCTCACCGAGGCCGCCGGCTGCGACATCAACTACCAGGTCGTCGCCCGCCACCGCCGCGGCCAGTGCGTGCGATGCCAGCGCGCCGGGCGCCGGTGGACGTGATGGGCGCCCTAGCAGACACCCCCGACGACCCCGCGACCTCGCGGCTTGAGACCGCTCTGGCCGAGGTGCGCCGCGACCGCGACGCCGCCCGCCACGCGCTCAAGGCGTCACGCGGCGAGGTGGCCGACCTCATCGCCCAACGTGACCTCATCCAGTCGATCACCGACCTGGACCCACGCCCGCCGAAGTGGCTCACCCCCCAGAAGGCACCGAGCGCCCACCACGCGACGGTGTGCACGATCCTGTCCGACTCCCACTTCGACGAGGTGGTCAACCCCGACGAGATCGGTGGCGTCAACGCGTACGACCGCGACATCGCCACGCTGCGCCTGCGCCGCTACTTCGACCAGGTGTGCACCGTCAGCCGCGACTACATGGCCGGCGTCACCTTCGATGGCGCCGTGTGCATGCTCGGCGGTGACCTCGTGTCAGGCGACATCCACGAGGAGCTGAAAGAGACCAACGCCACCTCGACGCTGAACACGGTCCTGTACTACTCGGAACTGATCGCCGCGGGCATCGGGCAGTTGGCGGACGAGTTCGGCAAGGTGCACGTCCCCGTCGTGGTCGGCAACCACGGGCGCCGCACCCGCAAGCCCCGGACCAAGGGCCGGGCGCAGGACAACTTCGACTGGCTCATCGGCCAGATGGTGGCCCGCGAGTTCCGCAACGACGACCGGGTGACCTTCGACATCCCCGACGGCGCCAACACCCTCGTCCCCGTCTACGGGACCACGTTCCGCTTGGAGCACGGCGACAGCGCACGCGGTGGCTCCGGCTGGATGGGGGTGCTGGGCCCGGCGATGCGCCGCGATCAGAAGGTCCGCAGCGTCGCCCAGGACACCGATCGCCCGTATGACCACCTGGTGATCGGCCACTGGCACCGCCTGTCGTGGCTCGGGAACGTGATCGTCAACGGGTCGTCCAAGGGCTATGACGAGTACGCCAGCATCGAGGGTTTCAGCTTCGAGCCCCCGCAACAGGCGATGTGGCTCACGACGCCCGAACGTGGCGTGACCATGCAGGCCCCGATCTTCGTGGCCGACGCCAAGGCCGAGGGCTGGCGGCGGTGATCGCCCCCGACCCGGCCGTCGACGCCGCCCACGTCTACAACGAGGTAATCGCCCTGCACTGGCTCAGCCATGGCAACGGCGCCACGAGCAAAGAGATCAGCGACGCCCTCGCCATCCGCCGTATCCACATCAAGGCCGAGATCGTGTGGACCCACCTGCTCGACCTCGTCGACGCCGGCGTCATCGTCCAGGCCGACGGCAACCGCACGAACGCCGTGGTCTACAAGCCCGTGGAACGGGGCGACCTGTGAGCGCCGGCCCCGCGTGGGACTTCGGCCACGTCGGTCTCGTCGGCAAGGCCCGCGCCGGGAAGGACACCGCCGCCGCCACGCTCGTGCACATGGGCTGGCAGCGCGTCGCGTTTGCCGACCCGCTGCGCGACATGGCCTGCGCCGTCGACCCCTACGTCGAGATCAACGGCAACCGCGGGCACTCGTTCCTGCGCCTCTCCGCCGTCGTCGACGCGCTCGGCTGGGAGAAGGCCAAGCAATACCCCGACGTCCGGCGCTTCCTCCAACGCCTCGGCTCCGACGGCGTCCGTGACCACCTCGGCGACGGTCTGTGGGTCGCCGCCGCCATGTCGCGCGCCGACGTGCCCACCGTGTTCCCCGACGTGCGCTTCCCGAACGAGGCCGAAGCCATCCGGGCCCGCGCCGGGATCATCGTGCGCATCGTGCGCCGCGAGCACCTGACGGGCGAGCAGGCCGCCCACCCGTCCGAGACCGCCCTCGACGGGCTCGAGCCCGACGCCACCGTGTGCAACGACGGGACCATCGCCGACCTACAGGCCGCGATCCGAAGGCTGGTGACCTCGTGAGCGACGACGACGAGCGGGCCGCCGACGAAGCGGTCAAGCGCCAGGTCCATGACGCCATCGCCGAGGTGCTCGACGGCACCGACTGGGTCCCCGGCGAGGGGGCCGTCATGGCGCACAGCGTCACGATCGTCGGGTGGATCTACCCGACCGGCGAGTCGGCCACCTCGTGCATCGCCTCGGCCCCGCACTACGCCGTGCGCGGACTGCTGGAGGAGGGCTTGCAGCACATGGTGAACGCGGTGGACGCCATGGGCGTCGAATACGAGTAGCACGCGCCCGCCCTGCATCCGACCCGGTCCACGTCGCACCGCGCACCCTTGCCCGCAACCCCGCCACTCCTGGTGGGGACGGCAACCCGCGGCCGCAAGCGGGACGGACACCCACACCGCACGTGGGAGGAGAACAGGACATGAGCGACACCGACCCCGACGGCACCGCCACCACGTTCACACAGGAACAGGTGACCGCCGCCGCGACCAAGGCCGCGAAGGAAGCCGAGCGCAAGGCCCGGCAGGCATCGCACACCGAGATCGCCGCATCGCTCGGCGTCACCGTCGACGAAGCCAAGGCGATCATCGCCAAGGCCAAGGCCGACGAGGAAGCCAACGCCACCGAGCTCGACCGTGCCCGCAAGGCACAGGCCGAGGCCGAAGCCAAGGCCGCACAGGCCGAAGCCCAGGTCGCCGCCGTCACCGCCCGGGCCACCGCAACGACCGCACTGGTCGCCGCCGGGGTGCAGGCCGCCGTCATCGACGACGCCCTCCGCCTCATCGACACCGACGCCGACGACATCGCCGGCGAGGTCACCGCCCTGGCCGCCCGGCTCCCCGCCCTGTTCACCCCCGCCAACGACGGCACCCCGCCGCCCCCGGCCCCGCACCTTCGCCCCGCCGCCCCACCCACGGGCACCGGCGGCGGCCAGAGCCCGAAGGAACGTGCCCAGGCCGCCTTCGAGCGCATCACCCCCCGCAAGCCCGCCGCCTAACCAGGAGACGCAACCGCCATGAGCATCGCCACCACCACCACCTCTTACGGAGGCGGTGACTACCGCTGGCTCGCCAGCGCCCGAGGCACCGAGCACCCCATCACCGGCACGCTCGACTACTCGGCCTTCACCGAGGGCACCCACTTCCCCGACGGCTACTTCCCGTCCGGGCTCAGCCTCACCTACTCGACCACGACCGGCCTCTACGGGCCGTTCGCTGGCGGCGCCCCCGGCACCGCCAACGAGGTCCAGACCGCCACCATCGGTGGATCCGGTCTGACGAGCTTCACCCTGACCTACTCGGGCCAGACCACGTCCAGCCTCGACGACGCCGCCACCCCGGCCGAGGTCGAGGCCGCCCTCAAGGCCCTGTCCAACATCGGCGCCAACGACGTCGAGGTCACCGGCACCGCCGGTTCCGTCTACCGCATCACCTTCACGGGTGACCTGGCTGGCACCAACGTCGCCGCCCTCACCTCCACCCCCACGGGTGGCACCGGCTCCGTCACCATCGCCACCGTCACCGGCGGTGTGCGTGGCCTCGACGGGTTCCTGTTCCACGACGTGCCCGTCAACGGCTCCAACGACCTCCCCGCCGCGATCCTCACCGACGCCAAGGTCGCCGCCGCCTACCTGCCCGTGCCTGACGGCCTCGTCGATGGCCGCTACATCTGCGACACCGTCGCTTCGGAGGCCTGACCAACATGAGTGAGATCACCACCATCGTCGATCCGGTCGAGCTGACCGAGCTGGCCCGGATCGCCGCCAACGACTTCGACACCGAGGTCGCCACCCTGTCCCGGTTCCTCCCCTCCCGGGAGACCGCGGACATCCGCTACGGCTACAACAAGGCCGACGACTTCTTCGTCGACCCGACCCCCTTCCGCGCCTACGACGCCGAGACGCCCATCGGGCGCCGCGGTGGGCTCCAGCGCATCACCGGCGAGATCCCGGCCCTCGGCCGCAAGATCCCGCTGTCGGAGTACGCGCAGCTTCGGCTTCGCAACGCCTCGGATTCCGAGGTCGCCGACCAGGCCCGCAAGGATGCGATCCAGGAGGCCCGCAGCATCGCCGCCCGCGCCGAGCAGGCCCGGGGCGAGCTCCTGACCTCCGGCAAGGTCATCATCGCCGAGAACGGGTTCGTGAGCACCTACGACTCCGGTCGCAACGCGGCGCTCACCGTGACCGCCCTCGCCGGCACCGCCAAGTGGACCGACACCGACGACTCGGTGCCGCTCGACAACATCGAGACCCTCGCCGGTCTGACCAAGACCCACGGCGGCCTCAAGGGCAACCACGTCATCTTCGGTGAGGACGCCTACACGGCGTTCGTCAACACCGACCAGGTGAAGTCCTCCGCACTGCGCATGGCCGTGGCCGACCTGCCGGTCGGCAGCATCGACGACGTCGACGCCGCCAACCTGCTCACCCGCCGCGGCTACACGATGGAGAAGTACGAGGCCCCCCTCGGGATGGCCTCGGCCCCGCCCATCGACTCCAACCAGGTCATCGTGGTGCGCCGCGACGCCCTGCTCGGTGAGACCCTGTACGGCCTCACCCTGGAGAGCTTCGAGCCGGAGTACTCGAGCCTCGGCTCGCAGGCCGGCATCGTCGCCGGTTCGTGGAAGACCCGCGACCCGATCAACGCCTGGGTCCACGTGGCGGCGATCATGCTGCCCATCCTCGGCAACCCCGACCTCACCGCTTCCTGCCAGGTCATCGACTGAGCATGACGTGACGTCACCGCCTGGTGATCGGCCCGCTCCCTGGCCGGTCACCAGGCACCGGTGCGACGGGGTAGAGCAGTTGGAAGCTCGGGTGTCTCATACGCACCAGGTCGTCGGTTCGAATCCGACCCCCGCCACGAACACCCCGAACCCATGTAGGAGCCACGATGGCGACGCTCGTCAAGAACGTGTGGTGTGAGGGCCGCTACTACGGCCCCGACTACGGCAACGCCGACCGCCTGCCCGAGCGGTACTGGGACAAGGTCCCCGACGACGCCTGGTACCCGTGCCCGCCCGGCACCGACGAGACCGACCCGCCCGTCGTCGAGGTCCAACGCTACGAGGTGCTGGCCCACGCCGAAGCCCTCGGCCTCGACGTGGACCGCCGCTGGTCCACGAAGCGCCTACTAGCCGCGATCGCCAAGGCCGAGGAGCCGACCACCGATGCCGTCTGATCTTGCCATCGTCCGCGAGTGGGTCGGCTCCGAGCCGTGCGACAACGACGCCCGCTCGGCGGTCTCCGTCCACGGCACCGCCGAGCGCGCGGCGCTCGCCATCCTGCGGGCCCGCCGCGCCGACATGGTGGCCGCCGCTGCCCGCTGGGCGGTCGCCGGCGACTATAGCCAGGACACGACCGCCAACATCAAGGCCCTCGACGAGTCGATCGCCCGGCTCGAGCGGCTCACCGGCGAGGACGACGACGCCCTCCCCGTGGTCACCTCCGTGGGCATCTCGGGTCCGTCCATCGGGCGTTGACCCGTGCCCCAGCCCGCCGAGGTCACCGACGCCGCCGAGTCGTTGATCCGCCTCTACCGTGAGGCGCACGACTCGCTCATGGCGAAGCTCGGCGAAGCCCTCGCCGATGACCGCCGGTGGCGGGAGGCTCCCCGCCTGCGCCGGCTGATCGCCGCCAACACCGACGTCGCGAACGAGCTCCGCACCGGCACCCGGGCATGGCTGTCGACCACGCTGCCCCAGGTGCACGCCCTGGGCGCCGCTGGGGCCGTCGCGGACGGTGCCGCCTTCGTGTGGTCCATGCCGCACCGCGAAGCCGCTCAGAGCCTCGCCACGCGCACGTGGGACGACGTCGCCGCACACCTGCGCGACATGGACACGAACGGGCGGCGGGCGATCCGTGAACTCGCCCGTGCCTCGGCGCGCGACATCGTGCTCGAGGGGCGCACCGCGGCGCAGTCTGGCCGGGACCTGGCGCGCTGGGCCGCCGACCAAGGCATCGGCTCCGTCACCTACCGCAACGGCGCCGTCCACACGATCGCCGACTACGCGGACACCATGGCGCGCACCGTGTCGGCGACCGCCTACAACGACGGCACGTTCACGCAGTTGGGCCAGGACGGCATCGAGTGGGTGGAGGTCTTCGACGGGCCCTCGTGTGGGTGGACGTCGCACGACGACCCCGACAAGGCGAACGGCACGGTGCGCCCCATCGGCGACGCCATCGAGAACAGCCTTTCGCACCCGCGGTGCGCCCGGTCGTTCTCCGGCCGCCCCGACATCGTGAGCCAGTCGGCCGCGGACCGGGCGAAGCGCACCGGCGGCGAAGGGCAGGCGCTCGCCGCCGCCGAGGAGGAAGCCCGGGCGAAGGCCGCGCCCGTCACGCTGTCGGGCAACGCTCGGGGCGGGCGTGCGGCGCGGGTGCCGAGGTCGGCGCGGGGCTAGGTGCGGGGGCCGAGCGGTTCCGACCTGCCCAGTTGCTTCGCCATGTCGAGGGTTGGGCTCACAGCCGCCCTCATCTTCGCTTCACCCCTCTGGTATATCTGGCCAGCGCGGGAGCGACTAACGCCAAGCTTGTGAGCGATCGCCACCCACGACATGCAACCTTCACCCGTCATGCCGGTGCGCATCGCCACCACCGCCATTTCACGAGGTGTGAGTATGGCCGTCGGCGGCCCCTTCATCCACTTCTCCATGGATGCCACCATGGCAGACTCGACGCCGTCTACAAAGTCAGGCACTTCGGCCTCCTCGCTCATTTCGCCCCCTTCCGTCGCTGGTACATCTCCCGCTGGTACTCGGCCCACGCCGCCCGGCACGCCGCACAGGGCGGCTCTCCGTGGCGCTGGTGGCGCTTGTAGGCGGCGTTCGTGCCGCACGGGTGGGTGGCGGGGCGCCCGACCTTGCCCGGCTCCCTCCCGGCCTCCTGGGCGAGCCTGGCCCGCCGCTGGCGCTGGTACTCCGGCGAGGGGGTCATGCCAGCCACCACCGACGGAACGCGCCCGGCTCGGCGCGCATCCGCTCCACCACGTCGGCGAGCTGCGCGTCGTGGTCGGCGAAGTCGAGGCCCGACGACCACGCGAACACCTGCCCCCACACGGTCACCCCGTCCACCTGGCGGGTGACCGTGGACATCCGGTGCCCCGATGGCTCCACCGTCACGGTGGAGCCATCGGGGAGCGTCGTGGCGCTCATGCCTTCTGGAACGGGCCTTCGAGGACGAGGCCGTCCTGGAAGCGCTCGCCGGTGGCGTCGATCGGGTGGAGCATCTTGACGCCGGCGGCGTCGGCCATGCGGTGGATCATCCGGGCGTAGGCGGCGAACCCGGCCTTGGCGCCGATCTTGTCGGTGGCGACGGTCTCGCCGTTGCGGGTGAGGATGAAGTGCTGCTCGGGGTTGGTGCTGCGGGCGAGGGGGCTGGTCGTTGTGCTCATGAACTGATCTAACCACGAAAGGCGAAAGCCTGTCAACCACGGATCCGAACAATTTCCCCCGTGCATCCCGCCCACGACGCCCCCGACGGGTGGGGTGAACGCATGGCCGACACGTCCCCGCCCGTCCCCGGCCGCTCCGAGGCCGCGTTCCCCGTGCCCGGCGGCTGGGTGCAGGTCGTCGTCGACACCAGCTTCACCCCCGCGAGCGAGACCATGGCCCCACGTGCCTCGCTTGCCGCCGCCGACTTCGTGCGCGGCCTCGACCCCCTCGCCATCCGCGAAGCCATCGACGCCCGCCTCGACACGTTGGCCACCGACCCCTACGCCGTCGCCCTCGAAGTCATCGCCGAACTGCTCGAAGGGCCGTGACCGTGACGCTCCCCACCTCGCCCACCATGGCCGCCGCCCGGCGCGCCGCCGAAGCCACCCTCGGCGACACCGGCACCGTCACCCGCCCGGGCGCCGACACCTACGACGACACCACCTACACGTTCACCACCGCCACCCCCACCACCGTGTGGGCCGGTGTCTGCTCGCTCGGCCCCGCCGGCGCCACCGACCGCACCGACAGCGCAGGCGACGACCGCCTCATCGCCACCCGCATCGCACGCATCCCCGCCGTGTCCAAGCGGGGCAACACCACGGCGGGCGACGTCGACGACATCGCCGTCGGCGACCTGCTCACCGTCGACGGCAACACCTACACCGTGCGCAGCGTGCAGCACCGCACTACCGAGGTGCTCCGGCGCCTCGCCGTCGTGAGCCTCGCCGACAGCGAGGACGTGCCGATATGAGCACCCCCGAACAGGTCGCCGTCGACTGGCTCAAGCTCGCCGCCACCACCACCGCCAAGGTCTCAGCCGTCGTCCGCCACCACGGCCATCTCCTGCACTCCCGCGTCAAGCGCAACGCCAACCAGCCGCGCTCGGCCGTGCGCCCCGCCTCGTCGCCGCAGGGCCCGCGCCTGCTGACCGGCGACTACAACCGCTCCATCGTGCTCGACGTGGCGCGCACCGGTGCCAGCACCGTCGCCAACGTCGGCACCAACAAGGTGCAGGGCCCGCGGCTCGAGTTCGGGTTCCACGGCGTCGACTCCCTCGGCCGCCACTACGACCAACAGGCGTACCCCCACTTCGGCCCGGCGTTCGACGAGACCGCCCCAGCGTTCGCCGCCGCCGTGCAGGCCGTGAGCTTCCCGACGAAGGGCATGCGATGATCCCCGCCAACGACGTCACCGACGCCATCCTCGCCGCCCTGCGAGGCACCGGCGGCGACGCCCTGCCCGTCGGCGACCACACCGCCCCCAACCCGGCCCCGTCGCTCTACGGCGTGCTGGAGACGCCGCCCGGGTCCATCGACGCCGGCTCGCTGGGTGAGCCCGGCGACGCCATCACCGTCATGGTCCGCGTGCGCGCCGTCGCCAAGAACACGACGATCACCGCGGCCCGCCAGGGCGCCACCCACCTACTCGACGAACTGGTCGACCGGCTGCGCACCACCGCCATCACGGGCACCGGCTGGGCGGTCACCGGCCGCACCCACCTCGGCCGCGGCCCCGTCATCGTCGAAGGCCCCGTCGCCAACGCAACCGACGACTGGGCGCTCCTCGTCTCCGAGTAGGCCGCCCGCCTGCATCCGTGAACGGGTGCCCCACCGGTCGGACCATGCGACGCACCCCCTCCCGTCGCGCACACCCGGAGAACCGACCCCATGGCAAACAAGTACAACCCTCAGGGCGTCACGAAGTGGTACTGGATCGGCTCCCCGACCGGCATCACCAACGCCGCCGCCCCCACGATGGCCCAGATCGCCGCCGGCACCGAACTGGCCTGCTTCATGGTCCCCGACGGGGTGAGCGGCTTCGCCGTGACCCCGTCCGAGGTCGACGCCACCTCGCTCTGCGACACGCAGAGCACCAGCGTCCCCGGCCTGCCCACCACCGAGAACGGCAGCATGGTCCTCTACCGGGCCAGCGAGGCCGCCGACACCGGCTCCGACCTCATGGACGAGCTCATCGCCGACATCAACGTCGAGGGCTTCGTCGTCAAGGTGCTCGGCGGTCTCGTCGGGCCCGGCGAGCTCGTCGACGTGTTCCCGTCCACGCTCGCCAGCGTGAACCCGTCGGGTGACCCCGGCGGCCAGGCCGCCCGCTACACGGTCGGCTTCACCCACTACGACTCGTTCTCGATCAACAAGGTGATCGTCGCGAGCTAGTCCCCCCTCGGGCCGGGCGGTGTCGCTGCTGCCGCCGCCCGGCCCGCCCCTCCGTCCCCCGCCTGCCCGTTCGGGGTGGCGGGCGGGGGACGTACCCCGTGCACCCCGAACACCCCGAAGGGAACCCCGATGGCCGACAACTTCGACCGACTCCGCCAGCGCCCGCAGATGACCGACAAGGTCACCCTCGCGCTCGACCCGAACGACGCCGCGAAGCTCCTCATGGCGACGGTGGCCGCCCGCAAGGCCCGCACCCGCGCAGACCGGACCCCCACCGACGGGGCCGCGACCGCCGAGGCCGAGGCCGCCGAGCAGGCCCTCGCCGACATCAAGGCCAACCTGGTGACGTTCACCGTGCACGCCCGCGGCATCGGCCCCCGGCGCGTCGAGGAACTGCTCGCCGAGCACCGCCCCACGCAGCAACAGGTGGCGACCGCCCGGCGGCTCAACGGCGGCAACCCCGACCACGACCCGCAGTTCGACGAGGACAAGTTCCCGCCCGCACTGCTCGCCGAAGCGGTCACCCGTATCGAGTTCTCCGACGACCCCGACAACCCCATCGAGGGCCTGTCAGTGGAGCAGGCGTCCGAACTGTGGATGAGCCGATGGAGCCAGGACGACAAGGCGTCGATCCTGCGCATCGCCATGGCCGTGGATCAGGTGCCGGCCCTCGTCGGCGACCTGGGAAAAGGCTGAGGCGCGACCCTGAGTTCGCGCTCACCATGGACTACTGCGCCCCCCGCGGGATTCTCTACGAGGACTTCTTGGAGTGGCCCGACGTGTCCCGCGCCGCCGCCCTCGCATGGCAGAACAAGGCGAACGCCCAGTGCGGGTCCTGTGGCACTGTGAAGGCCGACTGGATGACCGTCGACGCCGAGGGTAACGCGGTGGAGATCATGCCGCCCCCGATGCACGTCACCGATCACTGGTGCCCGGGGTGCGATGCGCTCGCCCGCGCCCGGCGGATCCGAGGCAACGACCTGGGCGACGGCATGCACCTCGCGTTCCGTCCTGCATCCCCTGCGCCGACCCCCGTTAGCGGACCCTGACAGCCATGTCGACGCCGTGGCGCACCATCTCCGTCGCCTTGCGTGCGGACGGCTCCGCCTACGCGGCGACGCTCGGCCAGGCATCCGCGCAGACCAAGGCGTTCGGCAACGAGGTCGACCGCTCCACCAAGTCGAGCGCCTCCAAGTGGACGACCATGTCCAAGGGGTTCGCCGTCGGCGGCGCCCTGCTCGCTGCTGGCTTCGTCGCCGCCGTGTCGACCACCGCCAAGTTCGAGGCCCGCCTCTCCGCCGTGCAGGCCGTGAGCAACGCCACCGCCGGCGAGATGGACCTCCTGCGCGACAAGGCGCTCCAGTTGGGCGCCGACACCGCGTTCTCCGCGTCCGAATCCGCCTCGGCCATGGAGGAACTCGTCAAGGCCGGGCTCTCCGTCGAGGACGTGCTCAACGGGGCCGCCGACGCCACGGTCGCCCTCGCCGCCGCCGGTGGCGTCGAACTGACCACGGCCGCCGAGATCGCCGCCAACGCCATGAACGTCTTCGCGCTGTCGGCCGAGGACATGCCCAAGATCGCCGACCTCGTCGCCGGTGCCGCCAACGCCTCGGCCATCGACGTCGCCGACTTCGCGATGTCGCTCCAGCAGTCGGGCGCCGTCGCCAACCTCGTCGGCCTCGACTTCGAAGACCTCGCGCTCGCCATCACCGCCATGGGCAACGCCGGCATCAAGGGCAGCGATGCCGGCACGTCGCTCAAGACGTTCTTCATGCGCCTGGAGCCGTCGACGCAGAAGTCCACCGACATGATGGAGAAGCTCGGCATCATCACCGAGGACACCGGCAACCAGTTCTTCGACGCCGCCGGCAACGCCAAGGACATGGCCGACATCTCCGACGTGCTCGCCACCGCGCTCGCCGGACAGACCCGTGAGCAGAAGCTCGCCACCCTCAACACCCTCTTCGGCGCCGACGCCATCCGCGCCGCCGCCATCATCGCGGACGAGGGCGCGGCCGGGTTCGACAAGTTGAGCGAATCCCTCGGGTCGATCAGCGCCGCGGAGATCGCAGAGATCCGCCTCGACAACCTCGCCGGCGACATGGAGAAGCTGTCGGGCTCGTTCGAGACGTTGCTCATCACGAGCGGGTCACTGTTCACCGACGTGCTCCGTTCGCTGGTGCAGGGTGCGACCTCGCTCGTCGACGCCCTGGCGCAGATCGACGGGCAGGACATCGCCGACTTCATGGAGCCCGCCGCCCGGTTCGGCCGTTCCCTCGCCGACTCGTGGGATGACCTGTACGCGGCGGGCGTCAACGTGGCCGAGATCCTGGGCGACCTCATCGACTACGGCAAGCCTGTCGCCACCGTGCTGGCCGGGCTGGGCGCCGCTGCGATCGTCGGCGGCATCCGGGCAGTGGCCGGGGCGCTCGAGCTCGTCACCGGGTTCCTCGCCGACCACTCCGGCCTCGTCACCGCCGCCGCCACCGCCTGGGTCGCCTACCGGGCGGCACTGATCGGCGTCGCCGTGTGGACGACCCTGTCGACCGCCATCGCCGGGGTGACCGGCACCGTCACCTACCTGACCGGCGCCATCGCCAGCCTCGCCGCAACCCAGGGCGTCAGCACCCTCACCGCTTCCATGGGCGTGCTCAAGTCGTCCGTCGCCGGGATCGCCTCGTCGCTGTCGGGCGCGGTCGGGCCCCTCGCACTACTCGCCGTCGGCGCCATCACCATCACCCGTGGGCTCGCCAACGCCAACGCGCAGGCCGACAAGCTCATCGACTCGCTCAAGCCGAAGAACTACGACGACCGCCGCACCGAGGACATCAACAAGTACGCCGTCGCCGTCGAGCGGGCCGCCTTCGCCGCCAACGAAGCCGACGGCGCAACCGGCGACTGGAAGAAGACGATCGGCGGCGCGGTCGAACTGCTCACGCCGCTAGAGAACCAGATCCTCGACACGGCGGTCGCCAGCAACAACGCCAAGGCCGCCGCCGAACTGCTCGGCCAGGCCTATGAGCGGCTCAAGGGCACCTACAAGGACGTCGCCACCGAGATCAACGGCGGAGACCTACTCGGCGACATGGACTGGCGCACGGTCGAAAGCTGGGCCATCAAGCTCGACCTCGACCCCGACACCCAGTCGGTCGAGGAGATGGCCGGCGCCATCGCCGAAGCCTCGGCCGCCGCCGCCAACGGGACCCCCGTCACCGACTCGCTCTCCACCGCGTTCGCCACCTTCGCCGACGAGACCTCCAACGCCACCGACAAGCTCAAGGCGTACAAGACCCTCGTCGACCAACTGCTCGGCGTGCAGTTGTCCGTCTTCGACGCCACCACCGCCTATGGCGGCGCCCTCGACGAGCTCGACGACACCCTCCGCGAGAACATGTGGGGCGGCATCGGCACCGACACCGCCGCAGGGCGCGCCAACCGCGACGCCCTCTCCGGTGCCGTGAACGACGCCCTCGCCCTCGCCGAAGCGTTCGCAGCCGCCGGCGACAACGACAAGGCCGCCTTCACGATCGCCACCACCCGGGCCGAGCTCATCAAGGCCGGGCAGGCCGCAGGCGTCGCCGAGGACGATATGAACGCCTACCTCGACACGCTCGGCCTCACGCCCGACACCGTCGACACGCTGATCCAGGCACAGATCGACCAAGGCAAACTCGCCGAGGCAGAGGGCGCGCTCACCGCACTGGAGCGCGACCGGTTCGTCACCATCAAGGCCAGCCTGTCGGGGGCGGCCGCCGGGATCCTCGAGAAGTTCCTGCCCGGCTTCGACTTCACCCCCGACGGCGAGCGCGCCGACGGCGAGCGCGCCAACGGCGGCCCCGTCCGCGCCGGACGCCCCTACGTCGTCGGCGAGCGCCGGCCCGAACTGTTCGTGCCCAAGTCGTCGGGCTGGATCCTGCCCAGCGTCCCCAAGGGCCTCGACGGCGGAGGTGCCGGCATCGACTACGCCAAGCTCGCACAGGCCATGGCGGGCATGGCCGGGCCACGCGTCACCGTGCACGCCCCGGTCGACGCCCGCGGCACCGACGTGGCAGGCGCCGCAACGATCGTCAGTCGGCGCATCGGCTGGGAACTGGCGAGCCTCGGATGACCTGCTCACTCACCCTGCGCACCTACGTGATGGGCACCGGCTCCTCCTACTGGTTCATCCAGCGGATCACCGGCCTCGACGACATCGAGGTCAAGGGCGCCGACACCGACCTGCACTTCGCCAACGGCGTCGTCGCCTCCCGCGACTACCTCGCCGCCGCACCCATCGTGATCGACCTCATGATGGTGAAGGGTGCCACGGCAACGACCGCCCGGTCGGGCCTGCGCACAGCGTGGCTCCCGTCGACCACCGACCTGACCCTCTCGGCGTCGGTGCACGGCACGTCGTACTCCATCACCGGACGCCCTCGCGGCGCCGTCTTCGACAACTCGCTCGAAGCCGTCGGCGTCGTGCGCGCCCAAGTCACGTTCCTCAACACCTACTGAGCCCCGATCATGGCCCTCTTCAACCACGCCCTCGACATCGTGTACCCCGACAACTGGACCAGCCTGGACCTGCGCGTCCTGCTCCTGCGCAGCACCGGCTCGGCGCCGACCGCGTCGGTCACCACCGTCGCGGACATGTTCACCGCCGGCGCCGTCGAACTGTCAGACACCGCCTACGTCCGCAAGACGCTCTCGGGGCTCTCCGTGCTCACCACGGGCGCCGACAGGGCAGGCGACGCCGACAGCCCCACGTGGACCGCCCTGGGCGGCTCTCAGACGTGCTCGGGCGTCGTCCTGTTCCAGCACATCCCCGGTGGGTCATCCCCGCCGCTTGCCTGGTGGACCTTCACGCAGGCGACCACCGGCGGCGACTTCTCCGTCGCCTGGGCGGCCGGCGGCCTCATCAACTGGAACGCCTGACGTGGGCTGGGCCGAGGAAGTCCTCGCCGACAGCCCCGTCGGATGGTGGCCGTGCGACGAAGGCACCGGCGCACCACTCGACGAGTCGGGCAACGCCAACCACGCGACCCTGTCGGCGGGCGCCGGCACGTGGACGACCGACGCCCCACTCGGTGACGTGCTCGCCGTCGGCGACGGCGTGTGGACCACCGCGGCCGAGGTGCCCGGCAACGCCTGCACCATCACGTGGGCAGCGAAGCTCACCTATGTGTCCGACCTCGGCCACGTGTGGGTCTACGGCTCAGACGGGGCAGGGAGCAACCTGTCTGGCCATGTGTGGTCCCTCGACGCCGGTGCCACGTCCGACATCGACGGCGCGGCCGAGAATCCGACGCCCGCCACCGCCTCGGCCAACTCCACCAACAACCCCGTCACCGACGAATGGGCCCACTACGCCATCACGGCCAGCGGGACCACGATCACGCTCTACGTCAACGGCACCAGCGTCGACACCGACACCCTCGGCACCGCGACGACCGCCGACCTGCCCGTCGGCTTCGGCGGCAACCCGTCGAGCGCCGATGGTGGCATGCTCGGCGGTGTCGCCGTGTACGACGCGGTGCTCTCCCCGACGCGGATCGCCGCCCACGCCGCCGCCTTCCTCGCCATCGGCGACGCCGTGAGCGTGAGCCCCGCCGTCATCGACGTGGCCGTGACCACCCCGACCGCCCGGGTCGGCGTCGCCACCTCACCGACGCCCACCCCGTCGTGGCCGTCGGGCCCCGAGAACGCCCCCGGATGGGTCAGCACCTACGGCGAACCGATCAGCATCGACAAGCCGCTCAACAGCTACGAGCGGGCCGTGATCCGCGTCCCCGACTCGCCGGCCCAGCCCGCGCACCTCGCCAACGTCACGATCACCCGCAACGGCCACCGCCACTTCCTCGGCAAGGCCCGCAACATCGACGACGACACCGCCAACGGGCACCTCGACCACACGTGCTTCGGCTACTGGCACCTGTTCACGCAGCGGTACGCAGGCACCGCCCAGCGCACCAACTACCTCGACAACGGCCACTTCGAGGACGCCGACGGCAACAGCGACCTGTCGGGCTGGTCGGCCGTGAACGTCACCGCCGCGGCCGAGTCGACCATCATCGCCTCGGGCAAGCAGGCCGTGCGCCTCACCAACGGGCAAACGACGTGGCCCATCCTCGAACCGTCGCACTACGACAGCGCCTTCGCCAAGGAGACCTCGCCGCACGGGTCCAAGTTCTACGTCGCCGCCTGGTGCTTCATCGCCGGCGGCTTCCTCCCCGGCTACCACACGTTCGGGCTCCGATGCCGCTACGACACCGGCACCATGCAAGGCGACGTTGCCACGTTCATCGACATCACCCACCCGATCAACCAGTGGACCCGCCACTACGTCGAGCTCCCCCTGCCGCCAAACGTCACCGCCATCGTCGTGTGCGAACTGTGGGCGCCCGTCGGCGACATCGTGTGGGATCACGTGCAGGTCGTCGGCAACACCGCGGACGGCTCACCCACCCCCGAGGGCTCCGACCAGTGCCTCGTCGCCGGCGAGTTCGTGCGCGCCGCACAGTTCGGGCCCGGCAAGGCAGACCTCGGCGTCGCCCGCGCCACGCCGCTCTCTGGCATCAACTCGACCGAGATGATGATCCACTTCCAGCACGAGCAGACGGCCACGAAGGTCGAGACGATGGGCGCCCGCGAGGAAGGGTTCGACTGGCACGTCGACACGTCGAGCGGCAACCCGATCTTCCGCACCTACTTCCCACGGCGCGGGTCCACGGGCGGCACGCTCACCTTCCCCGCCGGGAACGTCTTGCAGTACCGCCGCACCGTGACGGGCGCCGAGGCCGCGTCGTCGATCATCACCACCGGCGACGCCAACGACCCCGCCCGCGAGGAAGGCGCAGCGTGGGACGAGGCCGCCCTCGGCGGGCTCCTGCTCGAAGCGGTGCGCCCCATCCCCCAGGGCTCGTCCATCGGCCTCCTCGGGCCCAAGGCGAAGGAGTACCTGCGCCAGTCGATCGAACCGCCCCAGGCCGTCGACGCCGTGCTCACCGCCGATGACGGCGAGGACTTCGAGCCCGGCGACATCGTCACGTTCACCGCCACCCGCGGCAGTGCCGGGTTCTCCGCCGAGTACCGCGTCGTGAACTGGCACGCCGACTGCCCCAACGACACCGTCACCCTCTCACTGGTGCGCTGGATCGCACCCGAGGAGGAGTAGGTCATGGCCCCCCGCACCCCCAACAAGCGCACCCCCGACCCCGTCGAGGAGATCGCCGCCCTGCGCGCGGATGTCGACTACCTGCTCGCCCGTGGCGCCCCACCACCCCCGCCGCGGTTCGTGCGCGAGATGGTGCTCCCCTCCCCGTTGGCCGCAGGCGGTGGTGAGTGACCGTGGACATCCCCGCCACACTCGCCGACATGCGCCGCACCGTCGACCGCCTGCTCGCGCAGGGCCGCCCCGACCAGGGCGCAGAGATCACCATGACCGCGCCGCTCATCGCCAACGGGGGCAGGTCCTTCGACCCTGACGACATGCCCCCCGACGAGTGGATGGTCGACGGGCCGCTCGCCCTGTGGCCGCTCACCGTCGACCTGCTCGACATCTCCGGCAACGACAACCACCTCACCCCGGCGAGCGGCACCTACGCACTCACCGGCGACCCCGAGGGCGCCGGCCTCGTCGGGGGCGGCACCTTCACGTCGGCCGCCGCGTTCACCGGCGGATCGTGGACCATCGAGGCCGTCCACTCGATGATGTCCCCGGTCGGCACCGGCGGCCCCTACCTGGCGATCGTCACCGACGGCGACGAGACCAGCGGCGCCGGGATCTTCCTCTACGACGTGGGCATCGGCGACGCCCCGTGGCTCCTGCTCCCGCCGACCACCAACTACGACGACCTCCCCTACACCACCAGCTACCAGCGGGTCCACATCGCCGCGGTGTGCGACGGTTCCAGCACCGTGCTCTACGTGAACGGCGTCGCGGTCACCACGTCGCCCGATCCGGCGCCCGCCATCACCCCGACCGGCGCCGGGATCACCGTCGGAGGCACCTACCAGGCCAAGCGCCAGATCGTCCTCTACGACTACGCGCTCACGTCCACCCGGGTCGCCGCCCACGCCACCGCCGCCGGATTCTGACCAGGGAGACCCCATGGCCTACACCACCTCGCCCCGCTGCCACCCCCAAGGGGCGCGCATCACCCACATCGTCGCCACCTGCCACGTCGCCCCCATCGCCGACCACACGGCAACGATCTACTGGGCCGAACACGAGGACGACGCCGGCGACGACATCGGCACCCTCACCATCGAGGCCGGGCACAAGGTCGGCTTCCTGTCCGGCGGCGGCCAGGTCATGCGCCCGTTCGACTCGCTCGTCTGGGCCAAGTCTGCCGGTGAGCCCCCCGAAGGTCTGTGCATCGTCGTCGGGTTCGGGCGCTAAGGGGACGACCTACCCGGCGCCGACGATCGGGGGCATGACGACGACGATCACACGCGTTCGCGGCGATGACTGGTCGATCCCTGGCGCCATCGCCGCGGACGGAACCGCGGTGAACCTCACGGGCGCCACGGTCACCAGCAAGATGCGCAAGCACTACGACTCGACCGCGTCGACCTCGTTCACGGTGACCGTCACGAATGCTGCGGCCGGCGAGCTCACCTTGTCGCTGGCGGACACGGCGACGGCGGTGATCGACCCGGGCACCTACTACTACGACATCCAAGTGGTGTCGGGTTCGACGACGACGACCTACGGCTCCGGTTCGGTGCTGGTCGTGGCCGGGGACGTGACCCGATGAGCCTCACCTGGACGCCTGAGACCGACAACGATCCTGAGTTCACGGTCACCACGGCCACGCAGCACTCTGTGCTGGCGGGTCGCTCCACCGCCGACGCGCACCCGGCGTCTGCGATCACGACGGACAACGACTGGAACGGCAACCTGACCAGCGCGGGGACGAACCTCGCCGCGGTCCTCGACGTGATCGACGACCTGGCCCTTGGTGGTGGTGGTGGTGCGGTCGACTCGGTGAACGGCGAGACGGGCACCGTGGTCCTCGACGCCGCCGAC